TAACAAACGTTGTGCCAGTAAGCCAGCCACCAAGGGCAAGATAAGCAGTGGGAAAAAGTAGTAATCCAGACCAACCCACAAATACAAAGCGATCTCGTTTAAGCCAGTCATCCAGGACATCAAACCATCCTCGTTGTTGAATAGGTTGTGAAAGTGTTGAAGAAGTCATAACCTCCTTAGTTATTTCTCATATTTAGTTTACAATACTTTATAAAAGAAGTCAATGAAAATTTTTACTTACCCCAGACTATATAATGATGAGTTTAAAGGAGTAAAAATGATCACACTCAAAGACTTCTTTTCAAAACTCAGACTTGGATGGTTATTTGTATTTGCATCATTTAAATTGTGGTGCGATCATATACAAAATAAATCTTCGTTTGACTTTTGGACAGATGGATTCTATCACTTCGATAACGGACCAGAAGAACTTGAATTAACTTGGAGTAATTATGAAATCGCTATGAAACATCAAAAGAAACCAAGAGGTAGAAGAAAACCAAAGTATCCAAATACTATGGCAGGTTTCTTGAAGTGGCAAGAAGAACGAAAAAGTGTTCATCTTAAGACAAAATAAATTTACTAAATATTGATAAGAGGAGCAATCCTCTTCATTAGAGACCCGATGTATTACTAAAAGATTCCAGCAATGGTTCCTTTATTAATGCCTCACCTCTAATTGGGTAATACAATCCAATTCTGAAGTGTAATAATCCCAGAGGACTCTTCTACAGTCTTCTGTGGACTCGACTCTTCTGGCATTATGTCAGGGAAGATCTGGATTGTATTGCTCTACAAACTAACCTTTCTTTCCTTTAAGGAGAAACAAAAAAATGGCAGATCAAGTATATATGCCCGATCCTTGGGCAGCACTTGCAGCACAGCACTCAGACATTCGTAGAGAAGGTTCTGTAGAGCGTGGAGAAATCCGTTACGATGTTGCTACTCGTGCATCAGATGTTCGTCAAGCAGTTCTCACTGGCGATTCTGACATTCGTAGAGAGCAAGCATTAGGTTTCGGTGATGTCAAGTATGCTATTGCTGCTTCTTCAGAAGACACCAACCGTGATGTTTTAGTCACTGGTCATAACAACCAAGTTAAAATTGATGAAGCTGCTGACAAGATTCAGCAACGTGCTGCTGACTTCTATATTGCTTCTCAAGCAAGAGACTTTGATAATTCCCGTGACCTTGCTGCTCTGAAAGCTTTCACAGATATGTCATCTCAGAAGTTATCTTCTGAAATTCTTCTTGCCACTGAGAAGACCGCTGCTGCTAATGCCCTTGCAACAGAAAAAGTTGCTACTGCTGTAGCACTTGGTCAGCATCAACTCAGCAGAGAAATTGCTGAGAGCAAGTATGACACCAGCAAGCAAATTGCTTACGAAAATGAGAAGACTAGAGACCTCATCAATTCTCTCAAGAATGATGAACTCAATCGTCTTCTGATTGAGCGTAACACAGACCTTCAAGGTTGCCGTTCAGATTACTGGGGCGTCAGAGATGGTCTGTTCAACAACCAGTTTGCTGCCCTGTCCTCACAAGTTAATTCACAACTCAACGCTCTGAATAGTCAGATTGCTGAGACCCGTCAGGGTATGGTTAACTTTGGAACCATGGCAGGTGTAGGTCAGTCCTCCACCAGCAACGCTGTTCGCTGATTTAGTTCAGTAGTTATCTAAAGGGGGATATAACTCCCCCTCTTTTTTTAAGGAGACTAACTATGGACTCAGCAGAAAGAAGACTTATTGATCTTTATAATCTTCTTGCACAATATCAAAGAAATAACGATCCAAATGTTCTTGGAAACATTCAGTCGATTCGTGCCGAAATAACAGAGATACTGAATACTCGTGACGGTGGCACTAACAATATCAATGTAGTTATAGACGGCGATGATTGTCCCGATGAATGCCCTCCGGGTCCTCCGGGACCACCAGGACCGCAAGGACCACCAGGACCGCAAGGACCACCAGGACCTCAAGGGGAACCGGGAGTGTGTACCTGTAAGTGCAAAAGCGTCCTGGTTTCATCTGATTATACTGCTACTTGCGATGATTACTATATCGGTGTCAACAGTGACGAACCTGTTACTATTTCATTACCTGAGAACTGCATCGACTGCTGTGAAATCATCGTGAAAGCAGAGATGGGTCCACCATTAGGAAATCGTAAGGTCACCGTTACTACCACTGACGGTAGTTATATTGATGGTGCCGACAAATACGTTATGGAAGTACCTTACCAATCGGTAAACATATTCTGTCGCGGTGGAGATTGGCACATCATCTAACGGAGTAAACAATGGCATACTTAGCCCAACCTACATCAAAAACAGATTATGGAGTGGTTGGAATTGGTAGTTTCATTAATGTGCTCGATGGATTTATTTCTATAGCACAAGATGTTTCACCAAATGCTTCGGTATCATTTAATCAAGTTAGCGTCGGAGAAAGTGCGGTTGTCACTTCTGTTAATCCAGTTGCTGGACTTGGTGTTTCGATTACAAACTTAGTTTCAACTGGTAATACAGTTGGATTTGCAGTTTCAAACACAGGAGTTCTTTCAATTGTTGCTGGAGCTGGTATTAGTGTTAGTAACTCTACTGGTTATATTACTATTTCTGCTTCTGGTGCAGATTTAATTGCAACTATAGGAGTTACTGGTTCTTATACAGCAACTGCTAACGATGAATATATTGGAGTTTTTAGTGCTTCTGCAGTCACGATTACATTACCTACTGGTGTGACTGGAAGAGTTTATACAATCAAAGATGAATATGGACAAGGTTCTGGAAAGATCACTATTCAACCATCAGGACTTGAAAAAATTGATAATGCAAACAATTATATTATATCAGTACCTAATCAGTCAGTATCTATAGTATTTCGTGGCGGACAATGGAGAATTATCTAATTTAGAACAATGAACTTTAATATCAAACCATCTCTACCCGATGTAAGAGATTACATCTATCAATCAGATAATAGCGCAGTTCTACGAGAATTTGTAGATCTTCGTGAGTGGGATACGATTGTGGAATCACAAGGAACATTGGGTAGTTGCAGTTCTAATGCGTTAACAAATGCATATGAAATGAAGGTAAGGCAAAATTATCCAGAATACTTCATACATCTCAGTAGATTATTCATTTATTATAACACTCGCGCTGAGTATGAAAGTATTTCAGAAGATAATGGAATTTATTTAAGAGATGGTCTGAAATCATTATCCAAGTTTGGAGTTTGTTCTGAAGATCTATGGCCTTATGACGTAGAAAAGTTTGATGATAAACCAACAGATGAATGCTATGAAGATGCCAAGAAAAGAAAGGTTCTTAAGTATCAAAAACTTATTAGCACTTATTACATTACTGAAGTGCTGAATAACAACAAACCTGTTGTATTTGGAATGGAAATTTATGATAGTTTTATGGATCTAAATGAAAGTATTTCTACTGTATATCTTCCTTCCAGAAAGGAAAAAAGTCTTGGTGGGCACGCAATGTGTATGGTTGGTTATGATTTAGGAAAAAGATTATTCTTAGCAAAGAATAGTTTTGGAACGAGTTGGGGAGACAACGGATACTGTTGGATTCCTTTTGATTACATCAGACAGGAGGGATACGACATTTGGACTTTTGAGATAACCAACCAAACAGGAGACTCAAATGTATTATCCGAGACCTTACAATTATTCCTACTACCATAGAAGATACTATGACTATTATGACTACTATCGTTATGGGTGCTATCCTTACTATGATAGATATTGCCCTTATTATTCACATTATCCATACTATCCTTACTAAGTAGGAGATTTAAAATGTACTACAGATATCAACCATATCCATATTATAAAAGATATTACAACATTGATCCATATTATTATGGAAGATATTATAATCCATTTTATAACTATCAACAAAATATCATTGATAGTCAGATTGCAAATGTCGATCAAAGAATTGATAACTATGGAACTATGACTGATGTGATTCAGAATTCTGACATTTATCAGTCAATGACACCAGAACCAGAATCAGTAGGAATCTGCACAGCACCTGCTGAACCCCCTACCGATATTCCAATTTAATACGGAGTTTATCCACTATGGGATTTGGCATAAGCAACAAAGAACTTGCGGTCCTTGAATCTAGATTTCAAATTTATGAAGATCTATCTAAACAGATGTTGAATAAATTGGAAAAAGCCGTAGATAAGATTTCTGAAAGTAATCATACTGTTGCCATTATCCTTGAAAGACATGAAAACAGATTAGATCAAAATTCACAAGCTAATGAATTAATCATTAAAATGATTGATGAAGTACGTAATTCTGTCAATAAAAAAGTGAGTTTAGTAGAAAAAAAAATTGAAGATGTTTCTAGAATTAAATGGATGATTGTTGGTGTTGGTATAGCATCGGCAATTTTAGCAACTTCAATATCTACTCTTGCATCTGGATGGTGGACTCCAAGTGAATTAGGTTATAAAATTCAACACAAATATGTTCCTGTGGAGGAACCCAAATAAGAAAGGAGGACACAAATTCATATATTAACACCGTAGATTTATTCTATAGGTTTTTGAGTTAAAAATTCAATTACAATCGGATGTAAATCATCAGGGGGGTTTCAATGAAGTATTTAAGACCAAGACCAAGAATCATGTACATGCCAAATGTTATGTACAGAGTATATCGACCATATTTTATTGATAAAAATGGGGACATATGTTTGTGCTATCAAGAATTTGTAGAGCCCCCAGTACCTGAACCAGTTCCAGTACCTGAACCAGTTCCAGTACCTGAACCAGTTCCAGTACCTGAACCAGTTCCAGTTCCCGAACCAGTTCCTGAACCACCAGCAACTTAATGTCAAAAGAGTGGTTTTACCACTCTTTCTTTTTTAATCTTCAGTTTCCTCTATTTCAGGAACGCAATCATTGAGATAAATTTTTTCGAGTTGTTTGTTTTCTCTTGTCTCAACAAGAACCCATTCCTTTTTAATATCCAAATAACATTCCCAGATTGGAATACCTTCGGACTCCATACGACGATACTGCCTTCCCTGATAAGGAGCAAAGTATTGTCCAGTGAATTGTCGAATGACTTGCAATTTGGGATTTTTCAATTCATCTAAAGTCTTTTGAAGATTGGAAATTTGTTCTTCAATTTGTTCAATAGTTAATGACATAATATCAATGTACACAATTTACTGATTGGTCTTTTACTAATTCTATGAGGTTCCTAAAATAATCTTCAACATCATATAGTCCAGAACTTTCTCCAAAATCCCATGCCTTATAGAAACACTCATCTGCTTTGGGATGTCCCAGAACATTATATTTTTTCATTAAATCATATTTAAATTCATCCTGTAGTTTTTTTATCTCTTCATGATAATGCTTCAAGTGTGCTTGATATGAAACTTCGTCTAATACTTTTTCTTCCACACAATTCTTTGGTGGTTCAAAGTTTTCATCATGAGGACCGACTTTCATTCCTACCATTACTCCCCTTCGGTAATAGTAGGTGGTCATATACTTGTCTTTCGTCGGAACTGAAACTGAAGTCTTTTGATAATATGAAAGAGGTTTCATAAATTTTTAAGATTTAAAGTACAAGAGAAGACTGGGGGATCTTCCCCTGTTCTTCTGGGTAATTATAGCATTATACTTTATAAGATCAAGTACCCATTATAGGGTATATCAAATATGATGCAGATGTTATGTAGATGTAATGTAGATGTAATGCAGATATTATTAGATGTCTTGAACCTCACACAAAACTCAAGTAATTATTTTATCCCCAATACATCTGACCGAAAGTGAATAAGACAAACACAAGAACTGTAAAAACCATCATACCTACACCCGCCCAGATAATCCAGGATTCCATAGGATGATGTTGATTATTATGAGACATTGGTTTCGTACTGCTCAAGGTATTTAATCATACTTTCAATAATGTTTACATTATCTCCTAATAGTCCCATAGCCCTGTTACAACTATGGCAAAGAAGACCTCTAACTTTACCAGTATCGTGGCAATGATCTACAACAAATACATTAGTTCCACCACCCCTTCCAGATTTTCTACCTCCTGGCTCAGTAGTTCCGCAAGTAGCACATTTACCTTCCTGATTACTTAAAAGAATATTATATTCTTCAAGTGTAATACCATAATTATATCGTAGATTTTTATCTCTACCTTTTTCTGGAGTATAATCTTTTTGTTTTGCTTTAATGAAACAAGACTTACATTTCCCGTGATAATAGATTTTATCAGGAAACTCTTTACTCTTGAATTGAGTTGGATAATACTCTGAAAGCGGTTTGGTTTCACCGCATACGTTGCAGGTTTTCATAGTTTGATTATTTAACATTAAACTTATTATACCATAAGTTTAACTATTTAGTCAAGTGAGCACAAAAAAAAGACCTCCCGAAGGAGGTCTCAAAAACTATTGAGTTTTTATCAACCGATTGCGGGAGCAGTAAGAGCAACAGGAGTTGCTTCAGAAGCAGCGAGGTCAAGAGGGAAATTATGAGCATTTCTCTCGTGCATTACCTCCATTCCCAGTCCAGCGCGGTTTAGAACGTCAGCCCAGGTGTTAATAACTTTACCTTGTCCATCAACGATAGACTGATTAAAGTTGAAGCCATTCAAATTGAAGGCCATCGTAGAAACACCAAGAGCAGTGAACCAGATGCCTACAACGGGCCAAGCAGCGAGGAAGAAGTGCAGCGAACGGGAGTTATTAAAGGAAGCGTATTGGAAAATAAGGCGACCGAAATAACCGTGAGCAGCAACGATGTTATAAGTCTCTTCTTCTTGACCGAACTTGTAACCATAGTTCTGCGACTCGTTCTCGGTGGTTTCACGAACCAGCGAGGAAGTAACCAGAGAACCGTGCATAGCACTGAACAGAGAACCACCGAAGACACCAGCAACTCCAAGCATATGGAAGGGGTGCATCAGGATGTTGTGCTCTGCCTGGAACACAAGCATGTAGTTGAATGTACCAGAGATACCCAGAGGCATCGCATCAGAGAAAGAACCTTGACCGAAAGGATAGACGAGGAACACTGCGCTTGCAGCAGCAACAGGTGCGCTGTAAGCAACGCAGATCCAAGGACGCATACCCAGGCGGTAGGAGAGTTCCCACTCACGTCCCATATAGGCATAGATGCCGATGAGGAAGTGGAATACAACAAGTTGGAAAGGACCACCGTTGTAGAGCCACTCATCCAGGGAAGCAGCTTCCCAGATGGGGTAAAAGTGCAGTCCAATAGCATTGGACGAAGGAATAACAGCACCAGAGATGATGTTGTTTCCGTACATCAGAGAACCAGCAACAGGTTCACGGATGCCATCAATGTCCACTGGGGGAGCACCGATGAATGCGATAATGAAGCAAGTAGTTGCAGCAAGCAAGCAGGGGATCATCAGAACGCCGAACCAACCCACATAGAGGCGGTTGTCGGTGCTGGTGATCCAGCTGCAGAATTGTTCCCAAGTATTCGATTTTTGTTGACGTGAAATTGTAGCAGTCATTTTGTTAAGAGTGTTAGATAAGAGTTCGGGGGGACGAACTGGTATCGTTATGCTCCGCACCACCCTCCAGTGCGGATATGAGAGACGTATTTACCCTCCCATAGGTCTCGGTTAACGGGAGCACAAGTGTTAAGAGATTGTTGTAATCCTTAACCTGTTGTTGTATTTATCATATCAGTGTCGGGATATCCTGTCAAGCCCTTACACCCTTCCAGATTCACCTCACTGCAATGTACTCACTATTACTTAAAGCAGTAACTCCTTCAAATACAGCAATCAATTCATCAGATCTGAAACCACTAGTCTCTATCCTTCCCGTCCTGTTGACATCCCAATACAACGAAAGATTTCCATTAACAACCTCAGAAAGATATCCGCCTAATCCAGATTTTACTTGGATTTTGTCCTCTCCAACTTTAAAGTCTTTGATGAGAGCATAATCAAATCTTCCTAAGGAATTACTTACTCCATCATTATAAAATATACCACGACTGTCACCAAGAACAAATACATCAGTATCAGAACCTCCTATCAATACATCAATTTGACCAGAACCCATTGCGGACAGCGATGTTCCAGAAGACAAAGAACCCGTGATCGTGTCCCGAAATTCGCCACCATTAATCACATCATTACCAGTGGTTCCCCATTGATATTGAATCGGTGGTGGAGTCTTAGATGTGTCTTCAATAGTAATAAGTGATTCTGTGACTTTTTTTCTAGTACTTGGATGAGAACTATCAAATAATTCAAATTTAATCACTTCATTTCCTTCTGTAATGCCATCTTTTTTAATATTAAAGTTGATTGAAGATGTTCCATTATCAGCAACAATTGCATTACCCCAGAGATTATTGATAGAATAAAAATCATTCATCTCAATCCCATTTCCAGAAATTTGCCAATACATGTCAGAACCAACCCGAAGATTAGTAGTTGCAATATCGACCTTCAGGGTCTCACCTTCTTTGACGCTAGAGGGTGCTGATAATTTAAATGTGGATACTGGAGGGGCAGGTGTCGGATAAGGTCCAGATGTAATTATTGCCGAAGGGTTAAATACCTGTGTACTCGTGATTGCAAAGGGATCTGATGTATCCGAATAATTTGGAGTTACATAATTACCCGCTTGAACTCCACCAGTAATCAATAAACCTGAAATATGTGCAGTTGCCATTGATGTTCCGCTCAACTCAGAGAGTTGATTATTCTTATAATATGAAAGGATTCCAACTCCAGGAGCAGAAAAATCAACATCATCAACACTATCATTAGAATCAATACGATCCCAATTAGACCAAAAAGGCATTCTGTTGCTGCTATCTACTGCAGAAACAGTAAAGACATTTGGATGATATCCAGTTGACACAGGAGAAAATCCATCTACATCTTTTCCATTATTTCCAGCAGAAATTGCGAATTTAATACCTTGATTAGCGCCATTAATAACAGACGAATTTAGCAATGGGTCAAAGGTCGCATTGATACTAAGATTAATAACGACCTTGCTTTTATCCAGATTGTTTTTATTAATAACATCAATCGCATAGTCAACTGCCTTTGCAGTTGTTGAACCATCACCAAAACCAGCATCATTGTTGACTTTTAGAGAAATAATCTGCGCTCCAGGTGCAACGCCGACAATTCCCCTTCCATTAACAAGAGCACCAATGGTTCCAGCAATATGAGTTCCGTGACCATTAGCATCCGTAAATGGTGATTGCCCAGAAATCCAACTCTTACTCCACTCTGCTGGAGCAAAGTTAAGATCTCCCGTTTGATCTGATACGCCAGAGTCAATCACAAACGCATAAGTATCGCTTGCAAAGTTTCCTCGTTTAGCAATGTCTTCTCCTTGCCAGACTGCGCGGACACCCCAAGGTATTACTTCACCCGATACACTAGGGGCATCAGCATAACTAAAAGAAGACGTACTAGTTTTTGATCGTTGTTTGGTTGATTTAAAATTAAATTTTCCAAAAAACTTTTTACTATCAAATTTCCTATAAGATTTGGAAAATAGCATAATATAAAACGAAGTTAATTTCGGGAGTAACCCCCAAGATTTTAACCTAAAATCACTTACCTGTCAAGTGGTTCAGAGGTTCCAGTGTGCAGTCATATAAGATTCCACACCCCCAATTTCAGAAGAGTTGATAGCTCTTGTAAACATAATAATTTCCGCAATATCACCACTAAAAAATCCAGAATTACCCAGAGTACCTACCCCAACATAAAAAGTAGATGCAGATGCACTAGTAATACTATTTGCAATACCAGTATATGTTAATGTTTGAGGAATTTTGTTATATCTAAATTTAAGTCTTGCAGTATTTCCCACACCAATCCCATCAAAAATCAAACTATAAATGTTAAACCTAGAAGTATCTCCAACACCAGTAACTGTGGAAACTCCACTACAATTTCCTGCCTCAACTCTCCAATTAGTTCCATTGTGTGTAATCTGAAAACCTCCTGTATTTGTTGTACAAATAGTTCTAGCCGATACTCCAACGGTTGATGCTCTTGCTACAACAAATAATGAAAATCCACCCAAACTTTGTAACCAAGGAATAGGATTAATATCTAAACTTTCAGAAGTTCCATTGAAACGGATAACACCAAAAGTATTTCCAACACCTGCTTGGTTTGCTATCCAATTTGGTTTGACTGAGTTATTACCTGATTTATTAAGGTTGTTTCCAAATGCAGAACGGTCTTTCCACTGAGAAACATCGTCACCACTTGTCAAGTTTACATTAAAGTTTCCAGAAGCAGAAGTTCCCAAATCTGCATTATACCAAACTTGAAGGTTTGGTAGAGTATTGGGATCTACAACTATAACACCAGGTCTTTGACCTACTCTATAACTTTGCGATGCTAGACCAAACATAAGATTATCCGAATGTTACAAGTTGTCCGAAGATATTATATACACTTCCTGTATAGAAGATTGTGAATGCAATTGCATCTTTCTTGGAATTATTTCCAGTTGGGATTGATCCCCCTTGCCAATTGATTGTTTGTGAAACACCACCAATTTGAAGTGCATTTGGAACATAAGCAGTTGTACCTTGTGTAATCATCAAAGTCACATTAGTCAAACAATTTGCACTTAAATTCAAGTTGGTAAGATTTGCAGTCCAGTTTCCACTAACTGTTGAAGTAACGTAGAAAGTATTTCCAGTTGAACAATCAAGAGAAACAACTGCTGCAGATGCTATTGAAGTACTATAGGTATTATATGTTTCTTCTACTTGTTGTACCTGCAATCCTGCAGTTGTAAATACATTTCCACTAAAAGTTGTGATTCCGCTATAGTTATTATTTGAACCTAAAACAGTTACTCCACTAATTCCTTGAATTCCTTGAGTGCCTACACCATCACTTCCCTGAATTCCTTGAGTACCTTGAGTACCTTGAGCACCTGTGGTTCCTTGAGCACCTGTTATACCTTGAGCACCTGTGGTTCCTTGAGTACCTGATATTCCTTGAGTACCTGTGGTTCCTTGAGTACCTTGAATTCCTTGTGTACCTGATATTCCTTGAGTACCTTCAGTACCTTGAGCACCTGTGGTTCCTTGAGTACCTGCTGCACCTTCAGTACCTGATATTCCTTGAGTACCTGTGGTTCCTTGGGTTCCTTGAGCACCTTCAGTACCTTGAGTGCCTTGAGTACCTGTGGTTCCTTGAGTTCCTTGGATTCCTTGAGCACCTTCAGTACCTTGAGTACCTTGAATACCTGTCGTTCCTTGGGTTCCTTGAGCACCTTCAGTACCTTGAGTACCTTGAGTACCTTGAGTACCTTGAGTACCTGCTGCACCTTCAGTACCCGATATTCCTTGAGTACCTTGAATACCCGATGCTCCTTGAATTCCTTGAGTTCCTCCAGTACCTTGGATTCCTTGAATTCCTTGTGTTCCTCCTCCAGAAGCTCCAGATAATGCACTTGCTACTTCCGCAATAGTTACAATAACTGAAGGGCTAACAGGTCGAGTTGGATTACTTCCTGCTGGAAGTGTAGACAACTGCATATCCGCATCACTGGAAGACCAATAAAATTCAATATAATCTCCCGCATTTAATGACAATACAAAGTTCCAAGCAGGAATCTCTGTTTCTCCAGCACCTTGAATTGTAATTTGACTATCAGTATATGGAACATCACTTCCATTTTTAGCAATCCAAATATCAACTGTATCAGTAGATGCATTTGTTTTCTCTAATTGAAAACTAAATTGGACATTATAAACACCAGAGTTATCTACTTTAATTTTTGTCCCGTCTACAATATTGACCGCATATGATTCTGCAGTTTGACCAATCGCAACTAGATTTCTTGCAGTTGTTCCGGCACTAACTTGATTGGTAGTGTCATAAAAACTTCCATAATATCCCAAGGCACTCGATGTAGCACCCTGAATACCCTGAATACCTTGTGTTCCAGTAGTACCTTGAATACCTGTGGTTCCTTGGGTTCCTTGAGCACCTTCAGTACCTTGAGTGCCTTGAGTGCCTTGAGTACCTGTGGTTCCTTGAGTACCTTCAGTACCTTGAGTACCCGTGGTTCCTTGGGTTCCTTGAGCACCTTCAGTACCTTGAGTACCTTGAGTACCTTGAGTACCTGTGGTTCCTTGGGTTCCTTGAGCACCTTCAGTACCTTGAGTACCTTGAGTACCTGTGGTTCCTTGAGTTCCTTGGGTTCCTTGAGCACCTTCAGTACCTTGAATACCTTGAATACCTTGAGATCCTGTGGTTCCTTGAGTACCTGAAGTTCCATCAGTACCTTGAATACCTTGAGATCCTGTGGTTCCTTGAGTACCTTCAGTGCCTTGAATACCTTGAGATCCTGTGGTTCCTTGAGTACCTTCAGTGCCTTGAGTACCTACAGTTCCTTGAGTACCTTCAGTACCTTGAGTACCTTGAATGCCTTGAGATCCTGTGGTTCCTTGAGTACCTTCAGTACCTTGAGTACCTTGAATGCCTTGAGATCCTGTGGTTCCTTGAGTACCAGAACCCGTAATTCCTTGAGAACCTTGAATACCTTGAGTACCTTGAGATCCAGCAATACCTTGAGTACCAGTAGCACCATCAGTACCTTGAGTACCTTGAGTACCTTGAGTGCCATTAGAACCATCAGTACCTTGAATTCCTTGAATTCCTTGAATACCACCCCCACCACCAGAAACAGTTTCAAATACAAACTTACCTAGAGAATGGTCATACTTAAGAAACTTCCCATCATAAGAACTTGGATCGGTAGCAATACCAACAACATCATCAAGATACTTAAGTTGTGTTTCACCACCACCACCAATGGTAGCAAGCTGTTGCTGAATACGATTGATGAATAGACGATAATGCTCTTGAAGTTGTTCTAGAGTTACAAAGTTTTGATTGAGTGGTGTAAGAGAATCTGAATTCTTTGTTTCTGGGGGTTCGTTTAAAAGACCTTCAGAAATAACTTCTTTTACTAAGTCTTCAGATTCAATCTTAGAATATGTTTCTTTGATGTAATCAATTTTCTTTTCTAATCTTTCAAGATTCTCTTGTAAATTTCCAACAGGTAATTTTTCAATCTGAGAAAAAACTTCTTCTTTAAGTTGAACAATTTCTTTATGATTTTCTTGCAGATAGTTATCTACATTCTTGATATGCTGTTCATTGATAGCAACATCTGTTTTTATATCAACAAGATCTTTCCGATAGTCTTCTAAACGAGTATCAATAGAAGTTTGGATTTCAATATGTCTACTTTCAATTTCTTTTTGATACTCTTTGAACTTCTCTTCATTCAGATGCGATGATACAGAAAGTTCTTCTTTAAAAATTTCAGAAAGTTCATCAAATGCATAAGAAAGATTTTTAATTAAATTCGAATATTCTTCAAATTTTTGATTTTCCTTTAAAATTTTATTTTCTAAAACTTGAGAAAGATTATTATAAACTTTTGTAGTCTCTTTAATTTTAGACGAGTTTTCTTGAATTTGTTGATTAAGACATTCAATGTTATGGTCAACAACTTCGGCAATATTACCAAATTTAGTATCAATCTCTTCACGAATATTGATTATATTTTCTTCTATTACTTCTTGAATTTGATTAACTTTCTCGCTAACATAGAGTTCACTCTTAGTAACTTGCTTTTTATATTTTGGGATCTCATTTTCTACAATATTCCCAACAAGTTCCGCAAGATTAAAAACAGTGCTTTTAAATTCTCTTAAATCTTCTTTATTAATTCCATTAATCTGATTTTGAAAGGACTTAAAATTTTCATCAAGAATCATTAACTGAGAAAGCATTGCATTCTCAAGTTCAGTTCTGCTCAGTTTTTCAGAAAGTTGTTGAGATAATGTTTCTACTTTTTCAGAAAGTTCGTTAACTCTATCAAAGTTAATACGAAATTTATCGTAACTTTCTACAATGTCTGAAGAAACTTCTGGCGTTTCAAATACTCCAGAGATATCTTGCGAATTAAATAAATCTGATGGTTTCTTAAGTGCCACTATATTACTAATTGTTCTTTAGATTATTTATTTTACCACAATCTCCTAAATAACAATAGTGTTTATCACAAAAAAGAAAATGAAAAGACTTCTATTAGCCTTTTCGTTATTCTTCGCAATCCCAGTTAATGCTGCTGAAATCACATCAAAAATCACTGATTCCGTTCAATTGAAAGTTGATGGTGCTGCGGTTCAATCAACCCGAATTGGTGCTTCCTATTCAGCCTCAGGAACCAATATCCAAGCAACATCCTTTGGGGGTGTTGGTGGTGCTGGAACCTATGATATCAATACTCCAGGACAAGCATTTACTTTCTCCGAAAGTTTTAATGCTGCTGATACTCCCGTTACTACTCAAACAGTTACTAATGGTGTTATTGGAACACCAAATCTCTACGGAGATAGTGTGACTCAAGTTGGTGGTGAGAAAGGAACTCTTGCAGGTACTCTTTCCCCAACTGGTGTCCCAACTGTTACTGCTGGTGGTGCAGGGACAAGTGCAACTGCTCAAAGATCTATTGAGTTAAGCGTATTCAAATGAGACTTTTAACTCCCGTTTTGCTTTTAGCAACGGGAGTCATTTGTACTCCCGTTTATGCTGAAAGTGTTGTGCCTAATTTTACAAGGGGCACAATTAATGCAACCACAGAATCTACTACAAAGATTATAGAAACAATCCGCCAAGTTGAATATACAACTGGTGAATCTTATACTGTAACTGGTACGAACATCAACATTCCTGGCGTTCCTCAAAGAGGTGCTGCTTATTCGATCATGACGCAAGGTGCTCCATTCCAGTTCAGTGAAACCTATCTCGGACCTGGAGTGGCAAAAGAAACATGGATAGATCGCACCACAGAAACCCAATCAACTACTACATCAATATCTGTCTTTACGCAATAATTTCAACAGGAACTGCGTTTGCTCAAAGCACTCCTGCACCTAGTAATACAAACATTGCTGGACCAAGTGCAAGTGCTACAGGAAATGTAACTAACCAAGCCGTTCAAGTTCTTCAAGGACCATATGCACTTAATACTTATGGTAGTGGAGTAAGTTGCCAAGGAGCAACATTCTCGTTTTCTCCATTTGCTATGAGTAGCAACAATGCCAGTGACGATCCAGAATCTTTTGCATCGCGTAATGGAAATTGGGGACTTTCTGCTGGATTCAATATTCCATTAGATGGTCATCTAATGGACTTATGTAAGAAAAGAGCAGCAACTGAAATTGCTAGGCAGCAAGCAGAGACTGATAAAGCACGTTTAGATTTTGAACTGGTAAGATTATTGAAATGTGGGGAAGCATATAAAAATGGAGTTATGTTCCATCCCGATAGTCCTTACTTCAAAGTTTGTGCAGATGTTGTTGTGAAATACCCAAGAGTTGAGGATGTGGTTAATGGAACCAATACAACTAATTGATAATCCAAATCTAAGACCTATAATCGGAAATAATCCGATTAGCGTACCAAACGCAAACATCAATCGAATATCCGGTCCATCTATAATATCGACTATAGATAGGCCAAATGTTCGTAGTGTTGAACAACCTGTTGTTCGTGGATTAGAAATTCCTGTTGTTGATGTTCCAAATACTACAATTAAGTATCCAGTTATTAATGTACCAACTCAAGCAGAGTTTGATGCTGCAGTAAATGCAGAACGTCAAAAACAAGAAGCAGAAAAACAAGAGAAGACAAGGGGGTTACCAGATACTACCCCCCCTCCTCAACTGCCTCAGGTTGTTCAAACCTTCCCTATTCAAACTCCTGTACCTACTCCAGTTGCAGAAATTCCAGCAGATAAACCTCAACCAACCTTTACAGTCGGTGGAATCGATATTAATTTACCTGACCCTTCTCTTGTTGCTACGGCTGGTGCTGTCGCAGTAGTCACAACTGCTGCAACTATTGCATCAACTACAGTTCTAAATGCATTAAAGAATGCTGCCGAACCCTTAATTAAAGAGGCAACAAAAAATAAGTTTAAAATTAAAATTAAACAGGTCAAACCAGTCCTTCATTATGTAATGTCTGAAGGTGGTCACGTTGATATTTTTGAATACTCTGCAGATGGTACAAAGTTAGTTGGTCAAACTGATAGTGTAGAGCAATACATTCGTGATCAAGTTGAAATCAATTCTCTCTATGAAATTGATAACAAGATTATTATTGATGATATAATAAAAGATAAATTCACAAAAGAAGGCAAAGAAAGATTTAAACCTCTCTTTGCCCCTGCTAAAAAAATTGCTAAGAAACTATCTGCTCGTTTATCAATCTAATCCCAATTAATTTTAGATATTACCCAAGTAACTGCAATCGCAGGAAGTTGAACTACAAGATTATAAAGTATGTCGAGGAAGATATTATCTCTCTCGACCTTTTTTTGTTTAATTTCGTTTTCTTCTTCACTTTTTACTATTGTCTGTGTCATTTTTTAACACCTCTTTTTTCTTTAATTTAAAAGCAGCATCTCCTAAAAATGAACCTACAGCAAGTACAAGAACTTTTGCATATGCATCTCTACTTGTACTTTCAAGTTCTACTTGACCTTCTGTTTTAATAGCAACAGATTCTACAGCAGAAATCATAAGTGCTGCCCAGATAATAACGAACAATCTAACAATATTAAAGTATATCATTTTTGTCTCCTAGACTCCAATAAAGCAAAATCTTTTTTCTTTGTGCCGCCATCATATTCCCAAGCATATCCTTCATCAATCATCATTTGATTAACTGATTTCTTTTTATTGACTGCGGATACTTCCTTATCACCAATAAACAAATGTCCCAGAATTCTACCGTACTTTTCGGTGGAATCTGGGAGTTCTGTTTTAACGATAACGTCAGTTTGTCCTTCTAACTTTTTCTTGAGCCATTCTTTAACTTCAAGTCCGAGTTTCTTTTCATTCGCATCTGTAGTGCGTGACTCAGGAGTATCAACCCCAGCAAGGCGAATTCGCTTAGTGAGAGAAATATCAAAACCTAGATCAATAGCAGCATCTATTGTATCTCCATCTACAACTTTAAGAACAGACTTAATTCTGTAAATATAAGGATCCTTATCCATTAGAATGGTAATTTAAACTTCTCAGTATTTAGTTTTGGAATGGGTAATTTTTCAAATGCTTTGTTGACTTGATTCTCCACAACCTTACCAACAAACTCTTCTGGATTGTTGAGTATTGCTTCTGCTTTTTTATAAGTCACATAAGCACCATAACAAAGTGCTCCACTAATGAGAAGGCTTGTCGTTGATAGAATGATTGCTAAATTTTTCATCTTTCATTTCCTCGTGTGCTAATCGTAATATGTAGTAAATCACATATGCAGTAAAGATAAGACCGCATCCTAATATTGTAACAACTCCCCAGGGAAAATCCATCAATATTTACCTTCTGTACAATACTCTGCTTTTTTATTTGGATAATAAGGATACTTACCCTCTTGTGGTTTCATCCACCCACACCCAATCAACCAATCCATAGTCATTGGAGTTGGTCTAATCTGTTCCCATAGTGGACCTTTAGCACACATTTCTAACTTCTCAGCAGTTACATTTGACTGCTCTTCTGCCCAGTTAGCATCTGCTTCCCAGGGAACAGCACGACTTTGCATCATTGATTCATAAGTCAATCTAGTCTGCTTCATTACCCAAGCAGGTATTTCAGAATCCTGATGTACTTGTGCCATAAAGGATGTTTGTAACCCACCACCCATACAATCCTGAACAACGTGCCATCCTTCGTGTCTCATTGTTCCTAGAAACTCTCTGGGATCTTTCAGAAGAGTTTCATTTACAAAGAAACGGTTATAGTTTGGTTTATATAATCCCACTGTTCTCCTAGTGAAATATCTTTCCTGAGCGACATATACCGGAACATTTACACCATCAAGAGCAGTAATAATTCTTTTTAGTTCTTCTCTAAACGGATCAAAGTCCGGATTCTTTAGTAGTTCAGAATCTACCGTAAGTCTTTCCACACCCTCAGTGCATTCTAGGAGGATCATACATCCCATTGCTTCTGCACTATAAGGTTGTACTGTTGGTTGTTTTGGTTCTAATGATGCCCCTATAGCAGGAAATGCTAAAGATAAAACTAAACCAATTGAGGTGAATAACTTTTTCATTCGTTCCACCAACCTTCTTGTTTATGTATCCAGACTTTCAAATCTTTTACATACTTTCTCAAGATCTGGGCCTGTTCTTCATGCCAAAAATCACCCGTCTCCATATGAAGACGGGTGTGATTATCTATAGCTTTGAGTATTTGATGGATGGGAGCATTCCAACACTCTCGTTTAGGAGTGTTCCATTCTCTTGGCATGGGTATGTGAATGTATATATTTTATTATTATTCAAATAATCTGTCTGACACAAATCAGGTCCCACTATCATATGTCCAACAATAGTCAAAGTCATAAACTCAATCATTTTTTCTTACCACCATTCTTTGCCTTTTTAGCAGTGGCGTTACCTTGATTTTGCTTGGATTGTTTATCCCCAGCAGAACCTTTCTTACCTTTATTTGCAGACTTAGACATTATACTCCTCCTGTACGGGGCTGTACTTGACCTTCTAATACTTCAACTCTTTCTTCAAGAGTTGGTTCTGCAACAGCAACTTCTGGTGCTTCAGGTTCTGGAGTAGGTTCTGCAACTACTTCTCTGCGTGGTTCTTCTTTCTTCTCATCTTCATCACCACCCTTCTTCATTGTATTAATACCGAAAGTTGCAGCGGATGCGGTGAAAACAGTTGCAATGAAAGTGGGGTCCATTTTAGATAGAGCCCCAGCATAACTAGCAGTAAGAAGAGCAGCGGACCAACCCAAAATCGCAATACGAATAACAGTACTCATACACTTTTCTCTTTTATTTGGATTATCCATCAGTCTCTTGATGAAGTGTCTTTTATATTTAGGATTTTAGAACTTAAATTTAAGTTTTGCAGAAACTGCTGTATTGGAAACACCATCATTGATTTGATGAATTCCTTCAATAATGACCATCTCTTTATAATCAACAGAAGCAGATGCTTCAATCAATCCACTAGTCTCATAAGAACCACCAACAGTTACTCCAAATAAATCCTTTTTCTTTCCACCAAAACGGTGTGAAATATTTAGACCTACCTCACCAGAATGTGAAG